CTTCAGGCAGTCGCCCGCTCATTAGCAGATCGTAGCTACACATGATTCCATCCGCCATTTTTGAGGTCGGATTGGCATCTTTCTTCTTCACAGAAGTTGTAGCGCCAGGGCCAAACACGATATTTAGATCGCTGAAAGCAGGGACAGGACCTAGGACACGCCGAATTCTGTTCGCAACTCGCTGAAGTAGCGGGCTGACGATGGGGATGAATCCCCCAGAATTGTGGTGCCGCAGTAGATCATTGGTGTCCGCGCATTTCTGTTCCACCCTGTTGAAGCGTTCAAGAGCAACCCCTTCCTTGTCAATATTACTTGGCAAGTTCTCCCACTTTTGAAACAGCGCTAGTACCTGACGTTGAGCCAGATACCGCACCGCGTCTCCATGAGAAGTCGGGGATGCGTCTTGCGGAATCGTCGCTTCCATACCTAGGATCGCCTCGGGCTCCTTCTCAAGAGCCTTTCGGATATCCACCGCCAGCGGTCCCGCAAACGGGGCCAGGACGTCAAGAAGCTGCATGTTGAATCGCAGCTGTTCTTCGTCGTCCAGCGGGTACACCAAATTATCAAGCTGAAATTTAAATTTCCCCATGGTATCCTCCTTAAGGGGGTAATGGGCACACCGAAATAGCGTGCCTCCGGGAGCTTGGTAGTACTACGTTTCACATCTTCGTCCGTTAAGGAATGATCAATGAATCGATCAGATCCGGCACGAAACCCGAAGTGGCAGCTGCAACTGAGGTAGCGACGTTTCCGCCGCAGTTCAGTGCGATCTGCCGGGCCAGTCTCCGCTCAGCAATAGTTGACCGCTGAGAGAAGAACCCGGTTACGTAGAGTGTGTTGATGTACGCCACCTTGGGAGCGGCGGTATACCCGGCAGAATTTTGCCCGGATATGCTTTCCATCACTGGTACCTGCACCACACTATCGGTACGGATAACCCCAGACGCTAATTCGCGCATGCGCAGTTCGAACTGAATCTGCGCAGACAGCGGAAGAGTTACAAGCGCCTCCCGCCATAGTGCTGACCGCTGACCAGTTTTTGGGTCAGTAGAGGCACCAACGGGAATCAGCGTATGTACAACGGGTGTAGCCGCACCGTCATAGACAGTAATGTTGGCTTGAGCAGCCATTTAGATACTCCTTAAAATTGATTTAAAAGCGAGTACGACCGAACTTGTTGATCTGTTGCCAGATCAGGGCAGCTGCATTCCGACAACGCTGAACCCCCATAGCCTGAGATATAGACTTCAACTCGGGCAACGGGACAGTAATCGTCGATGCAGTTAAGGCGCGCCGTTGAAGGCGTACGCCTGAGCCTCTAACAGGGGGGTCGAATTGGTTCTTATACTGCCATACGGCATTATCCTTGTACGTCCGACTGATCCGAGGAGAGCATCTTGAAAAACGAGATACTCCCCCCGATCCAGAGAGCTTAGGAACGAAACCTAAGTTTTCTAGGTACGTACCAACAGGGATAAACCAGTCAACAACAAAAGACCACGGCATGCGCTCCCACAGTATCTCCGCGGGAGTAGTCAGAGAGAACAACTTCTGACTAGTGCTCAGTTCTTCGTTGAGGGTCCATCGGTAAGACACCCACTGCTGCGTAGCCAACGTAATACTATAGTTGGGCACAGAAGCGGAATCTTCCGTTTGTACTACGGACCACGCGGACGCTTTGTACGACATAGAGCGTTCTTCGCGCATGTTGTGCAGCTTCTCCATCCCCTCATAAACATCATTAAGCAACGGGATCCATCCGTACTGTAGCTCCAGCCAAACATCAGCTGGGGCTGTAGCACGTAACGGGCGGCCGGTGCCAGGGGCAAGAACACGGAGAGCATCAGCGTAGCGCCGCTGCCTCACGGCAGTTAACGCGGCGATGACTGATCGACAACGACTGGTGACCATGGGTAGAACTTCATCCAAGGTGCCGAGAAACACGCCAGCACTAAAATCCCCGCCCTGGATCTTGTCTTTTAACTTACTCAAAGCTTTCGCCTCGAGTGTGTTGGAAGGAAGGCCCGGAACGTAGGTTAAGGTGCTATAAAGGAAGCGTGAATCGTAAAACGAACCACGGAGATATCTGTCTGTCAGGGCATACACGTATGAGCAGGCCGTCATGTCGTAGTTGTTCTCGGCATGACGGGGCTGGCCTTTAGGCGTATCAACCCCACTCCATGTTTTCTTGGAGAAGGCAGGGGGCGTGTTAAACGCTCCACTTACGATATTTCCTGATGTCATATCTCCTCGCTTGGAAGTAAACAGATTCCCAACTATTGGGGGGGCCCCGTG